TAGAATTACTGAAATTTATAAGAATGTATTTAATGAAAACATACAGCCTTCAAATTGTGGTTCTTGTTGGAGAGATAGAATAAACGAACTTAAACAAGTTTACGAAACTCAGAATGCATAATTGGAAAGAGCAGGATTTATTTCTTTGGTTAAAAGAAAACATCTACAAAGATTTGGTAATGTCTAAAAATCAAATGTCACGTTGGGATTGTTATTCACCTCAGTTCAAACATCGTATAGAGTTAAAGTGTAGAACAAAACATTTTAACGAAATGCTTTTAGAAAAGAAGAAGTTTGATGCAATGTTACAAGAATGTGAAAAACATTCAGATATACCAATTTATGTTAACTCAACACCAAGAGGAATCTATTTTTGGAATCTTTTAAAAGTAGAACCTATTTGGGAAATCAATAGTAAGAATCCTGCTACAACTCAATTTTATAATAATTCAAAAGTATCAAAAGAAGTTAGTTACTTATATATAGAATCACATAATATCTTAAAAGAAATATGAACACAATACAATTAGAATATTTAAAACAAGTTATCCTTTCGCAGTTGTTATTAGAATGTAACGAAAATTTACGCTTTACAGTACAATACAAACAACAAATTAAGAATAGAATAAACTTACTTAACAAGGATTTAGAAAGCGTTGTACATAAAGAATATACAAGTATTTATAAAACCGACCCTGAAATGACTACAAACATTTTAAGTAAGATTGAAAGTTTAGTTGCTAAATTAAGTACTTCAACACTTGATGAATTAATTATGATTGATGCAGTTATTGATAAATACAACGATAACAAAGAATGGTTTAAAGAATATGCAGAAACAGAATTTTTAAAAATAGACTAATGAGCAAAATAACACCAATGCACTATATGACAGAATCAAGAGTTGATGTAATAGACTTTTGTAAAATGTACGATATGAATTTTAATCGTGGAAACATAGTTAAGTATTTAGCAAGAGCAGGTAAAAAAGATAATGAACTTGATGACTTGCGTAAAGCCTTAAACTATTTAATGCGTGAAATAGAACACCACGAGAAACTGCAAGAACAATGGATAGAAAATAATAAGTAGGGTAACACCTACTTTTTTTTTGTTAAATTTTTGTTAAAATGTTAATAAGTAAAAAATAATTATTATATTTGCTTCATCAAACAATTAAAACAAAACAATTATGAGAGCATTTAAGTACAGACAAGAACAAGTAGAAGTTGAATACAATACCTACGATGATGGTGATAAAGAATATCATCCTGAAATTATTATTGAAGCAGTTTATTTTAACGGAGTAGATATACTTTCTATAATGAGCCAAGCTGATGAGTTAGAATTAAAAGAAGAAATGTACGATAAACTATTTGCATAATGAAAACAGAAATTATAAACGAAATAGACAGCCTTATTCAATTAAGCAAAGATTTAGACAACGCATATATGAAAAATAAATTGCGTGACATTAAAAAGCTACTGCTAAAAGAATGGAACGAATCAGATTTATATTACGAACAAATAAGAGAAGTATTAAAAGAAGAAGAAACAATTAACAATTTAAACAATTTAATGGATTTTAAGATATGATAACAACATTTGATAACAAACAATGGAACAAAGAAGAACTATTAGCTAATATGTATGATGATAGTTTTTACTATGGTTATTTAGGGCAAAACGCTTTAAGTAGTTCAACTATTAAAACATTAATTAATTCACCAAAGACTTACTACTTTACAACTAAATACGGAAGTGGTGAAACTCAAGCCTTGCGTGATGGTAAATTATTTCATACAATGATATTAGAACCTGAGAAGTTAGATGATATTATATTTGTAGATGCTGCTACAAAAGCAAGTAAAGAATATAAACTCGCAAAAGAAACAGGTAAAGAAGTTTACACTAAATCTGAAAAGAAAGCTGCTGAACGTTTATGTGATGCTTTATTAAGAAACGAAGCAGTAAAAGAATATTTAACAAAAGCAGAATACGAAGTTCCACAAATAGCAATGATTGATGGAATACCAATAAGAGCAAAAGCAGATATAATAAAAGGAAATACTATTATTGATTTAAAAACTACAACAGGTATAAAAGACTTTCGTTATTCAGCAGATAAATATTCTTATGATTTACAGGCTTGGTTGTATCGTGAAATGTTTGGAGTAGATAACTTTATATTTATAGCTATTGACAAAGGCAGTTTAGATATTGCTATCTTTGAATGCAGTGATGAATTTTATGAGAAAGGCAAACAAAAGTTTGAGCAAGGTATTAGTAACTACAAATACTTTTTTCAAACAGAAGGAGTAGATTTAGACCAATATGTTTTAAGAGGAGTATTATAATGGAAATAGTAACTAAAGATGAAGCGTTTGCTATGACTCTTTACGATATTGCACAAGGTGAATCGTTAGAAGGTATGCGACTTATTTTAAAAGACTATGAAGAGCGTGAGCAGTTTGAAATTTGTGCAGGTATACATTTAGCAATAGAAGTAAGTTCGTTCCTTACATTAACTGCAGTAGTTGATAACCATTTAGAAAACAATGTAGAATTAACATTTGATGAATTATGATAATAGAAAAAATAAAACAAGAAACAGGAATAGATGTAACCTTAAAAAGTAGAAAGCGTGAACAAGTAGAAATGAAAACACTTGCATCGTATTTATTTAGAGAGAAAGGATATTCTTTAACACAAATAGGAAAAGAATTAAACTTAAACCACGCTACAATAATACACCATTTAAAAATATATCCAATGGTTAAGTATTACAATCCAAAGATAGAAGAATTAGAAAATACTATAAAAGGAACAAAACCTGATTTAGTAGTTGAATCATTACAATTTAAAATACAAATGAAGGATTTAGAAATAAAAGAACTTAAAAAACAAATAGAACAATTAAAAAAGCAGCATACTAATCAAACTATAAATAGATTAATACCTTTGTTAGAACACGAAGATATACAAGAAAAATTTGAAGCATTTTTAAACATTAACGAGAAAGTAAAATACTATAAGAAATATGAGTAACTTACAAACAGCAAAAGAAAGAGCAGAAAACTATATGAAGTTAAAAGCAGGATATAAACAAACACCTTTACAAAGAATACAAAGAGTAATTAACTTCTATTATAAAAGAGGTTGTAATAAAGAATCAGTAAATAGAATCTATTATAAAATACTAAAACAAAAATTCAATGCCTGATATAACAATGTGCGATGGACAAGGTTGTGAATTGAAATCAACCTGTTATAGATATAAAGCTGAACCAAGTTTAAGACAATCTTATTTTGTTGAAGCACCTATTGAAGATGAACAATGTGATTACTATTGGGAAGTAGTTTAACAATAAGCAATTACTATTATTTTTAAATTGATAATAAAGTTTTTCAATTATGGAAGATAAAAGAAAAGGTAATGGCGGTCATCCAAATAGCGGTCGCAAATCTAAAGCAGAAGAAGTTGCATTAATAGAGAAGTTAACTCCGTTAGAACCATTAGCATTTGCTGCATTAGAGAAAGGTTTAGAGCGTGGTGATTTTAAATTCACACAGTTGTTTTATAATTACTATGCAGGTAAACCACGTGAAACAAAAGATGTTACTTTAATTAGTGAACAGCCTATATTTGATATAAGCGATTTAGATGACATATAAGCCACGATAATGGAATTTATAATAACTACTGCTTTAAAAAAGTTATTGCGTCTTAAAAAGCGTATAAAGGTTGTTAGAGGTGGTACGTCTGCTTCTAAAACCTTTTCTATTTTGCCTATATTAATAGATAGAGCAATTAAGACACCTGATTTAGAAATTAGCGTAGTATCAGAATCAATACCACATTTACGTAGAGGTGCATTAAAAGACTTCTTAAAAATAATGATGGCACTTGGCAGGTACAACGATAACCAATTTAATAAGAGTACACTTAAATATACTTTTGTTAATGGTAGTTATATTGAGTTCTTTAGTGTTGACCAACCTGATAAATTACGAGGTGCAAGACGTAATGTTTTATATGTTAACGAGTGTAACAATGTAGACTTTGATTCTTACTACCAATTAGCTATTCGTACTTCAGGCGAAATATGGCTTGACTATAACCCTTCAAGTTTGTTTTGGGTTGATAGGGAAATAATAAATCAAGATGATGTTGATTTTATAACGTTAACTTATTTAGATAATGAAGCGTTATCTGAAACTATTGTAAAAGAAATAGAATCAGCAAAAGAGAAAGCAAAGACTTCATCTTATTGGGAAAATTGGTGGCAAGTTTACGGACTTGGGCAAACAGGTTCATTAGAAGGTGTTTGTATTCCTGATTGGCAAGAAATTAATTTACCAACTGAAGCAAGGCTATTATGTTATGGAATGGATTGGGGTTACAGCAACGACCCTACTTCTTTAATAGCTATGTATAAATATAACGATGCTTATATCTTTGATGAATTGATTTACCAAAAAGGTTTATTAAATTCAGACATTAGCGATTTGCTTAAAACAAACGGAGTTAACGATATTGTTTATGCTGATAGTGCTGAGCCTAAATCAATAGCTGAATTAAACAGTTATGGTCATAATGTGTTGCCTGTTAGCAAAGGAAGAGATAGTATCGTATATGGTTTAAATTTAATTAATCAGAATAAGGTTTATGTAACATCAAGAAGTAAGAACTTAATCAATGAGTTAAGAAACTATATTTGGATGGTTGACAAACAAGGCAACAAATTAAATAAACCTATTGATGCTTATAATCACGCAATAGATGCAATGCGTTACGCTATGACTTCACAATTAGAGAATCCACACAAAGGAAACTATTATATTTATTAATGACATACGGAGAAATAATTGCTACAATAGAATGCTACATTTATTTAAAGACTAATCAAAATGTATTAATAGCTTTACCCCGTAATATAGGTGAAATAAAAAAGATGCAACAAATGTACAATATAGCAAAGCAAGATATACTTTATATGTGGCAGGTTTAAATTGTTAAAGTTTTGTTAAAGTTTTTAATTTTGTTTGTATGTTAAAATATTTTATTAATTTTACCTCATCAAACAATAACAATTAAAAATTATGAGAACAATCGCAGGAGTAATATCAGCAACAGTTGCAATGTTAACACAAGATTATTTAGTACAGGCAGTATTTTGTTTATTAACCTTTTATTTAATTTACCGTGAACTTAAAAGCAGTAACAAAGTGTCTGAATAACGGAATAACTATTTACCCAATAGTAATAGAAGATACTTACCACATAGGTAAAAGAAAATATAATTACGTTAAAATAGAAATCAACGTAAATGGTGCAAAGAAAATAGGAAGTGATAAATACAAACAAGATGAAACACTTACTAATAAAGTACACGAGTTGTATGAAGTATTAAATTTAAAGTTAGTTTAATAGTTAATAAGGCGTGAGTTCAGCAATCCACCCAATTACACGCTTCGTGGTGGTAATTAACTAAATTAAGGCAATCAGAAATGGTTGCTTTTTTTTGTTTTATACAATTCTTACGTTAATTAATTTTTAAAATAAAATATGAAAGTAAATATAAACGTACCTGATTCGTTAAACGAAATTACTTTATATCAATATCAAAGATTTGAGAAACTAATACAAGAAAACGAAGCGAGTCATTTTGTTAATCAAAAGACTATTGAAATATTTTGTAACATAGAACTTAAAGATGTTGCACGTATACGCATAGCTGATATTGATGATTTACTTTTACATTTAGATAACTTACTACAACAAAAACCAAAGCTAACTAAAACTTTTAAGTTAGGTGTTTACGAGTTTGGATTTATACCTAAATTAGAAGATATGACTTCAGGTGAGTTTATAGATTTAGAAAACTATTTAAGTAGCACTGAAACTTTGCATCAAGCTATGGCTGTTTTATTCAGACCAATTAAATCAAAGGTAAAAGATTTATATACCATTGAAGAATACGAATCAAGTTATAAGTATTCAGAGGTTTTAAAATATATGCCTTTAGATATTGCACTTGGTTCTATGCTTTTTTTTTGGACTTTGCAGAACGATTGCGTGAACGCTTTGACGGATTATATACAGAACGAAGTGGAACAATCGGAACAAGCGAAGCAGGTTTTGGTAAAAAGTGGGGTTGGTATCAATCAATTTACGCAGCAGCTCAAGGGGATATTCTCAGATTCGATGCCGTTACTAAATTACCAATCACAAAATTAATGATGTGGTTAATGTTTGAGAAAGAAAAAACAGAAATAGAAATTAAAAATATAAAAAGAAATGGTATATAGAATTATAAAAGAAATTAAAGATGTGTTACTTGATGAGCCATTTGTAAACACAGTTACAGAGGGTGATATATTTGAAGTT